GCCGGCGTCGCGGCCATGGCCAGGGCCAGCAGCCCGCTACCCCGCGCGATGGGGCGCGGCGCCAGGTTCAGGCTCTCCACGGTCTTGACCGGGCGGGGCGGGTGCTTGCGGGTCAGCATGCGTACACCTCCACCCAATCAAGCTGCCGCGGATCTCGCGCAGGCACCGGCCGGGCTTCCACGAACCGCACGCGCCGAGACTTGGCGCGCGGCTTGCCGTCCTTGCGCAGTACCTGCGGCAGCACACGGGGCAGGCCCAGGCGTTGCGCGCAAACAGGCCCCACCGGGCCGGCGTCGATGCGCCCGGCCTCCTTCTTGATGCGCTGGTGGCAGCGCACGCACACGAGGGGCATCACCGCTTGCCCTCCTTCACGCGCCACGCATCGCTGCCACGCTCGCGTGCATCGCGCAGGCGCTCGGCGGCCTCCGCATCGCGGGGCTTGCCAGCAGCAGGTGCACACAGTTCTGCGGCGATGCGGGGCCGGTAGCCACCAAGCCACGCGCGCATCTCGGGCGTGAAGAACAAGAACCCCGGCTGCTCCCATGGCTTCATCCCTGCCACTCCCAAGCCAGCGGCCGAATACCGTGCGCGCCCCTGCGCTCCCCGTGGCCGTTGGGCTTCAGCAGGCCGTGGTTGTGGAATGACGCGACCCAGTTCCTTGCGCCTTCAGGGTGCGTGTCCAGCGTTTCCGCCAGGTCGGCAACTGTGAACCGGCGTAGGCGCTTCATGGCAGCGGCCACCTTGGCCCCGTTGCTCTTGCCGGCCATCACAACGTGCACCCTGGGTGCAACTCACGCTTCTTGGACACGTAAGCGGCATGGGCTTCTTCTGGCGTGTTGAACGTACCAATGTGAATCCGCACGCCCTTAGACATGATCGTCGCCGCCCATTTGCCGTGCCTTGGCGAAGCTCCTAGCAAACCGCATTTGTTGTTTGAAAGGGCCCGTCTTAAGTTTTGGCAGTTGATTGCTTTTGGCACGTCCCGCAAATTGCAGAATCGGTTATCCAGTGGGTTCCCGTTGATGTGGTCCACGAAACCGGAAGGCCAACTGCCAGTCACATAGAGGAACGCCAGCCGATGCACCTGGCAAGGCGCACCTTCTAGGCGAATCACCCTGTAGCCATCGCTTCTTAGGTTGCCTGCCAAGTCGCCAGCGCGTGCCGACCCTCTGCGAACCTTCCACCGGAATTCGCCAGTGTCTTGGTTGTATTCAAGAAGCTCTTTGAGAAGCGATTGAGTCAATGTGCTCATTGATTAAACCCACCCAGCCTTTCCAGCCAGCACAGCGGCTTCCACGTAGGTGACGCCCAGCCGCGTGGTGAGCGTGCGGCGCTGGTCCTCGATGGTCTTCTCGGTCTTGCCCCGCTTCCCGGCGATCACCTTGTTGCTGTGGCCCTTGGCCAGCAGCACCAGAACTTCCACCTCTGCGGCCGTGAGGCACGACAGCCGCGCCTCGGCCTGCGCGCGGATTTCCTCCAGCGGCGTGGTGATGGGCACGGTGTGGCCGGCGGGCTTGGCTTGAAACCGGCTCATCGCTTGAACACCAGCATGGCCGCGTCTCTGCCGTGTTCGTTCGTGCGGCCCTGCCAGCCCGTCAGCTTGGCGAACGGCACCGCTTCCAGCTTTGGCCCCTTGTCCTTGGGGCTCACGGCTTTGTAGGCGCAGCCCAGCATGGACAGCCACTCAGCCCACACGCTGCAATCCCGCTTGATGCTGCCGGCGCCTTGCTGCTTTTTGTCCGCGCGCTTGCCGAAGTAGCCGGTGCGCAGGCGCGCGTCTTCGTACACCACGGAGTGCAGCACGCCCTCGTTGTGCATGAGCTGCACGCGGAGCATCGCGGCCACGATGCCCATGCTGTTCACCTCTTCCAGCCGGCCCGTGGTTTTGTCCCACAAGGCAAAGCCGGTGGTGACGCCGGGGTCGATGCCTACGATCAGGTAGCCGCTCACGCCTGCACCTCCTGCCCCTTCTTCGCGCGCACCGGGCGCACGCCCGTAGAGCCCTCGGGCCAGTCGCGGCCCAGCGATGTCCTGCTCCACCGCACCCCGCGCAGGTCGCCGAAGGCATGGGCGTAGTCGATGACTTCCACCATCTCGGCGATGGTCATGTCGCTGGTGCTCTTGCCCCGGCTCAACGACACAAGGCCGTTGCACTCAAGGTCGCGCACCACGCGCTGCCCGTGGATCGTGGCCGTGATGAGGTCTTTCCAGCCCTCCTCATCAAACCGGCCGCCGTCCCACTCGACTTGCTGGCTCAGGTCTTTCAGGCAGGACCACATCAGCCGGTTCTGCGCCAGGCTGCGGCTGTCCGTCTTGATCGTGACGATCAGGTACTTGCCGGCGGCCAGCAGCGGCTTGATCTGCGCCCACAAGGCCAGCAAGGCGCGGTGCGCGGCGGCAAGCTCGCGGAGTTCGACGGTCCACTTCACAGCGTGCCCCCTGCCGGCCGGCGCGTCGCGTGCGTAGGTGAGGTAGTAGCGCTCATAGAGAAACAGCCAAATGCTTTCTTCGTTGGTGCCGTTTGGTGGACGGACCCAGCCTGCCGGATGAGTCCTTCACTACGTGCCGTCTGGAGCCACATAGACCCGGTAGCCGCTCGACGCTGGGGCGCTGCCTTCGCCACCCCGCCCCTCTGCTTCCGCGTCTTGCCCCCGGTAGAGGTGTCGTGTCCCGCGCGCCGGTGTCTGCTTGGCGTCCGCGCGGGGCATCGAGGCCCGCTCACGGCACAGGCTCCATCACGTAGCGGGCCTGGGCCAGCACCGCGCGTTCCAGCTTCCGCGGCGAGCCTTCGCCAAGTTCCTTGAGGAAATCAGCCCAGTCGCTGCCTTCAATGCCCGTGGGGTAGGCCACACCGCAGCCGATCAACTCGGCCGCGTTGCGCGCCTTGTCCAGGCCGGGGTTGAAGCCGCGGCGGGCCAGCGTGGCGTGGTCGTTGTCGGCGCCGATCACCACGCTGCCCGACAGCTTCAAGCGCCCCACCACCGGCAGCAGGTTGCCGGCGTCAAAGGCCACCACCACGCGCGCCTGGCGCATGCTCTGAAACACCGCAAGGCCGGTGGCCAAGCCCTCGCACACCACGGTGACGGCCGGGCGCTGGCGATCCAGCACCAGGCACCCCGCCTTGACAGGCGCACCCGGCCAGAAACGCTTGGCGCCGTCTGCGGTGATGGTCTGCACGCTGATGAGCCATTCACCCAGCCACACAGGCACCACCAGCAGCCCGTCGTGCGTGCGCAGGCTCGCGCAGCCCAGCGGGCTCAGGCCCTTGTCGGCGATGTACTTGTGCGGCCGGTTCAGCGGGCGCGCAGCAGCCCAGAACGTGCGGGCGCTGCGCATGGCCTGCAGTCGGTGCGCGCGCTCGCGCTCGCGCTGCTGGCGTGTCTGCTCGGCCATGCGCGCCACAGCAGCCGCATCGACCTTCGCGTGTTCGTCCTTCCAGTGGCCCAGCGCCTCGCCGCCGCCGCTGCCCCAATCACCCCAGGAGCCATGGCCATCCGGGTGCAGCACAAACCAGCCGTTGCGCTTGCCTGGCTTGCTTTCGGTCGGGCAGCGGCGGATGACGCCATCGGCCTTGATGTCGCTGCTGCGCGGGCGCAGGCCAGCGAAGCGGAGTGCCTGCTCAAAGCTCATGCCGGCACCGCCTCGCGCTGCGCGGCCTTCTGGCGGCCCTTGGCCCAGCGGATCTGGTTCGCCCGGATGCGATTGCGGACCTCGGCCGTGCACGGCTCGGGCGTCGTCGTCTCGACGCGCGCCTTGGCGAACGTGCCAGTAAGCTCGTGGTACATGGCCTGCGCCTTGCGCTGCGCGCGCTCCATGTCCTGCGTGCCTTCCAGCACGTAAGACACGATCTGCGGCCACAGCTTCTTGCGCAGCAGGCCCTGGTCGCCGTGAGCGATGAGTTCCTTCAGCGTGCCAGGCACATGCTGCACCGCGGCCTTCTTCGGGTACTCGTGGCCGCAGTTCGGGCAGAACGGCATCGGCCGGTGCAGGTGGCCGCAGCTTCCGCACTTGACCGGCTCGGCCTCAACCTTCTTCTCGGCCTTCTTCTTGTCCTTGGGCTTGCCGTCGTCCAGTTCGGCTAAGCCGTTGTCGAAGAACTCTTCGGTGTCAGCCCAAAACCGGGCCATGTTCCCTGAGTGGCACAGCACCAGGCAGTCCGTCTTGTTGTCCGCGATGCGAAGGCCGCGGCCCAGCAGCTGGATGTGCTCGGCCAAGCTCTTGCGCAGGGGCCGGGCCATGATGATGCAGCCCACGTCAGGCACGTCGAACCCACGCGAGGCAGCAGTGACAGTGATGAGGCCGCGAATGCTGCTGTCAGGCTTTCGGAACTCCAGCGTGACATCCGCGCGGTCTTCGTCCTTGTCCTTGTAGGTGTAGCTGGCCACGTTGATGCCCGCGGCCAGAAACTGGCGCTGCAGTTCCTCAACGTGCGTGGTGTCTACCGCGCTGCAAATGAACTTGCGGCTCTCGCCGTGCTTCAGGTACTCGGCCACCACGTCGCCCACCACTTCCAGCGCCTTCTTGCTGGCCTGGGTGTCGTCCCACTCGCCGGTGGACTTCACCGCGACGCCACTCATGTCGGGCTCGACGCACGAGAAAACGCGGTACGGGGAAAGCCACTTCTGGTCTATCAGTTCGCGCGTGGTCGTCACGTTGATGACGACATCGAACCACTTGCCCAGGCCCTTGGTAAAAGGCGTGGCGGTCAAGCCGATCACCACCGACTCGTCTTGCTGCAGGCGGGCCTTGTGGCATGCGTGCAGAACGTGCGCCTCATCGAACACGTCCACTTGCGTTTCTGGCCAGCGGCGGCGGGCCAGCGTCTGCACGCTGCACAACTGCAGCGGCATCGACGGGCGGAACCGGACGTGGCCGCCCTGGATGACGCCGTGGTCAAGCCCGTAGCGGTCGAAGGTGTCGCTGGTCTGCTGGATCAGGGAGAGCCGGTCCACCACGAACGCGGCGCGGTTCCCCTTCTCCTTCACCATCTCCATGAGGGCCGACGCCAGCACGGTCTTGCCGCCGCCGGTGGGGGCCACGATGAGGATGCGCTTATGGCCCTGACGCACTGCATCGCGCGCAAGGTCGAACGCGCGCGCCTGGTAATCGCGGAGAGAGACTTTCATGCGGCCACCTTCTGCTGGCGGGCCACTGCCTCAACGGCGGCGGCGATCTTGGACGGGTCTTCCTGGCCCACGGCCTTGCCGCAGCGCATCAGTTGCCGCATCACCCACTTCTCGCGGTCGGTCGATTCCTTGGCGCGGTCCATCGCTTCGGACTGCTGGCGCACCGCGTGGTCGTAGGCGCGGCGCCACTTGATGGCCTCGGCCTTCAGGTCGTCGGCTTCGGCCGCCTTTACTTCGCCGGTCAGCGCCTCGATCTCGCGCAGCGCCTCTTCCAGGGCCGCCACCGTGTCAAGGTCGCCGTGCGCCTCTTCGGCCTGGCGCGCGGCTTCGGCCTCTTGTGCCGTCTGCTGCTTCAGCACCTTGGCGCCGGCGGCTTCAAGGCGAGCACTGACCCGTGCACCGTCCTTCAGGTCGCGTTCGCGCTTGGCGGCGAGCTCTGCTTCAAAGACCTGCTCGGGCACAGCGGCCAGCCGTTGCGCGCGGCTGGACAGGTCGTAGCTGATGCCCGCCTCGGCCAGCGCAGGTGCCCTCGTTTGAGGTGCCCTCGTCGCCAACGAGGGCACCTCCTTGGGCGTGTGCTGGTTGATGCCAAGCCCGGCTGCGCCGCGGTTCAGCCCGCCCTCGGCCTTCTGCGCCGTGATGAGTTCACCCAGCCGGCGCTCGGCGCGAATGCGGATCTCGGCCGCCTGCGCCTGCAAGGTCTGGTCCTTCGCCATGCGCCCGTAGGCCTGCATCGCGGCGGCCTTGTCGGCCCATTCCTTCACCTCGTCCACGCGCACGCACTCGGCGATGGCGTAGCAGGCGGCTTCGTACTTGATGAGTGCTTGCGTCATGGGGTTTGAAAGCTGAAGCGCTCGCAGCGCTGGAGAAGGTCAGGAACAGGCGCGTGCCTGGGCGAGGTGTGGGGAAGCCAGCCCTGCGCGGCAGCGAAGCACGCACCGGAGCGCTGCAGGTGCTCGCACTCCAGGCACACGCGCCGGTCGTCGCGGTCGTCGTCGCGGTCTGCCAAGCGGTCGGCCAGCTTCTCGGCCGCGCGCTCGCTCAAGCCGCGGCGCTGAAACATGGCGATGCGGAAGGCCATGCGCGCGATCTGCTTGTCGTTCAGGGCAGGGCGCGTCATGCCGAGTCCTCCGGCATGTCATCCAGAAGCGGAGGATTGCCACGCGAGGTGTTCATCACGAGACTGGCCCTGCGATATTCCTTCTGAGCCCAGGCGCGGAGGATCTCGTTGACCTTCTTGGTACGGTCCTTCCCTTCGTCGGTGCACACGGCATCGAGCACGGCAAGAACCTCCACGGGGACCATCGGACGGACTTCGGCCTCAAGACGGTTCGGGTTCGCAGGACGACTCAGCAGGGGTTCACTCATGGGCGACGACACTCAGTTGCAGGTGCATGCGATGGCAGCGGCCTCGCTGGCGTACTGGCTGGGCAAGATCCGCGAGGCCGTGGCGCTGGAGTACCAACGCAAGGCGCTCGAAGTGCTGGGCAGGGATGCCCGCGTGGGGCGGAGGCCGTGAGGCATCAGGCGGCCACCCGCGCAACGTCAAGGCAAGGGCGGCCCCAAATGGCCGGGCCGCGCAACTGGTTGCAACTCGCGCAAACGGGCACGACGTGAAGCGGGCGCGAGTAATCGCGGTGGTCGTACCGCGTAGCTGGCTTTCCGCAATCCACACACGTCTGTCCCACAGCGCGGGGAACCTTGCCGGCCTTTACAGCGCGCAGCAGCTTGGACGATGCAGACTGGCGGATGCGCGCGTGCTCGCTACTGCACGGGTAGCACATCAGGCAGGACTTGTGACGGCGCAGCACTTCGCAGCCGCAGTGAAAACACTTGCGCGTCATGCAGCTACCTCAAGCGCAGCCGATATGTGCGGCGCGAACTTGCGGACCGTCTCGATGCCAGGGTTCTCAGTCGTGCCGAGCTTGATCTTGTAGATCGTCGTGGCCGGCACCCCTGAAAGCCGTTCGAGCACTTCCAGTTGCTTCAGGGAAAGCGGCGCAAGTGCGCTCCGCACTTGGTCAATGCTTGGGAAGTCGATGTCCATGGCCGACACGTTACCGGATGCGGTAACGCTCTGTCAACCACATTCGGTATCAGCGCCGGCTTACCGTGTGGGGATGGAAGACGACATCAAGTTGGTAGTGCGCGACAACGTGCGCCGCTTGCTTGGCCTCGCTGATGACGAGTCAGGCGTCGCCAAGCTGATGAAGAAGGGGCTATCGAATGGCAACGCCCAGCGCATCCTGGGCGGCGAGACGAGCTTTGGCGTTGACCTGCTGGCCAAGGTCGCGGGAGCGTTTGGGCTGCAGGCTTGGCAGCTGTGCGTCCCTGGGCTTGACCCTGAGAAGCGCCCGGTGCTACACGCCCCGTCCGCGCGGTGGCCGTTCCGGGGCGTAGATCAGGAGGCGATAGCCAGCCTGGTTGGCTTGCAGGCCCAGATGGTGGAGCAGGGCCTACTGGTGGCGCTGGCTGCGGCAGGCGCTCCGTCAAGGAAACAGCCGACGCAGGCCGCAGCATGACCAACGTTTACACGTTGCGCCATGACCCCGCTGGGCGTATCTGCAAACGAGATGAATCGCCCCTTGTTCGGGTGGAGTGCATCCGCCGGCAGTGGGGAATCTTCTGATGCCGGCGGTGATGACGTGGCGCGAGGGCGGAGAAATCTAGGCCGGCGCAGTGCTGGCCGGGCGAGCCCGGCGCTACCCGGGCAAGGGAGAGAACCGATGAACAAAATTGTTGTCATGCTTCTGGCGCTCGCTGCAAGCTCAATGCTTGCTGGCCCATCCGCAGCGCAAGGCACCTTCAAAGGCTACAGGTGCACGCAGGACTGCTCCGGCCACAAGGCCGGCTACGAGTGGGCCGCGAAGAAGGGGATCACCAACAAGCGCGACTGCACCGGCAACTCGCAGTCCTTTATCGAAGGCTGCTGGGCGTGGGTTGAGGGTAAGTAGGTGGGCGTCGAAGCAAACGACCGGATTTCGTTCGTTGCTGAGGCGACCGCGTACAAGCACGTCATGGTTTGCGCTGCGGAAGCGCTGACAGCCGTGCTACCCCTTCTCGAAGATCGGCAGCGATCTGCTGTGCTGTCGATGCTGGAAGCGCGGCTGGCGCACTTGCGGGGCGAGTTCGCGGCTGTGGTGCTGCCGGATATTCACCCGGTGGAATCGGACGCCTGGACTCAAGAAGCGCTTGAAGCCTTGGATCGAGCGGAAGCCGCTTTCCGCGGTTTGGTTCATCTGCCGCTGAAGTGATCTCGCCCATCAACCTCTCCCAGCCCGCCGCGCGCGGGCTTTTTGCTGCCCCTCGATTTAGGGGCCGGGCTGCATCGTAGCAAAAACATTACCGAAATCGGTTGACTGCTGATTACCTGATTCGGTAAACTGCGTCTCACGCCATCCCGGCGTTGGAGACGCGAAGTGCAAACGACTTTTGCCCCGCCTGCGGTCCAAGCTGACCTGCAGGCCATCGTTGACGGCATCAAGGCCCGCCACGCTGCGGAGCGGGCCCGTCAGCGCGCCCACTACATCCCGATGGCCGCCGAGGCGGTGGCCGACAAGCGCGCCCGGCTGCAGGCTGCGCTGACCGAAGCGCAGCAGGGCTTCGACCCGGCCTACCCGGAGTGCGACTACTACACCGAGTACACGCGGCAGGCGGCCAAGGCCGCGAACATCGCGTACTGCACCCGTGAGCTGGCGAAGCTGGGCGAGGTGGCAGCGTGAGCGCCCTGCTGGACTCCCTGCTGACGCCGGCCCAGCGCGCCGACGTTGCCAGCGAAGACGCCAAGCGCATGCCGGTGTGGATTTCCATGACCGAGCACGAGCGCCGCACGACGCTGGCCGCGATGCAGGCCTACGGCGGCAGCTTCGTGCAGGCGCTGGCCTGCGCGTGGCGCATCGCGGACACGGTGAACAGCGTGCGCCTTGGTGCCGCGATGGCCGACTACGTGCGCCAGTACGGCCCCGGCTCTCCGGTGTACGCGATGGCCGATCGGGGGCGCGCATGAGCCCCGCCGAGATCAAGGCCAGCAACGAGGAAGCCGAGGCCTTCGCCGCCTACACCGCCCGCACGCACAACGCCGTGGACCGTGCCTTGGCCTGCGCTGGCCGGTGGGCCGTTGCCATCGTGGCCGGTGCGTGGCTGGGCGTGCACGCAATCAACGTCATCGCGGAGGCTCTGCAATGAGGCGCGCTGTTGACCCCGCACAGCTGATGGCCGCGTTCGACTGCAACGTCGAACCCTGGCACATGCCGCACATGACCCGCGCGCTGACCGCGCAGCACTTGGACGCCAAGCAGCGCGAGCGCGAGACGGCCACCACCCCGCTGGGCGAGTTGCTGCTGGCCTCTGGCGCCGTCGAGGGGCCATTCCGCAAGCCGCACCCCCTTACCCGCTGGCGCCTGATCGGCCGCCGCATCTCCACCGCCCTGGCCGCACTGGCGCGGGCACTTTGAAGGAAACCCTGTGAACGCTGTCACCGAGATTAAACACGAGGCCAGCGCGCTGAGCGCTGCGCCAGAAGCCCCCGCCACCCGCGCGCTGAGCGTGATCGAGCACGCCGTGCGCAGCGGCGCCACGCCCGACCAATTGGAGCGCCTGCTGGACCTGCAGGTGCGCGCCGACAACCACCAACTCGAACTGATGCGCGAGCGGCGCCGCATGGACGAGGAAGACCGCAAAGCCGCCGCGCTGCTGGCCTTCCGCCGCGACTTCGCCGCCTTCCGTGGCGAGAACATCATCATCCCCAAGAACGGCTTTGCAGACCGCGCCAAGGCGGGCAGTTTCAACTTCGCCCGGTTCGGCGACGTGATGCAGATGTTGTCCCCCGCGCTGTCCAAGCACGGGTTCAGCATCCGCCACAACGAGGTGTTCGGGTCCAAGCCCTGGGTGACCGATGGCGTGGAAAGCACGGTGCCGTGGGTCTACGTCACCTGCTACCTCGAACACCGCGACGGACACAGCGAGCGCCTGGACCTTGAAGGCCCGCCGGGTGATGCAACGGCGAATACGCCGGCGCAGAACATGCAACTCACGGGCAGCTACCTGAAGCGTCAGGCCACGCTGGCCATCACCGGCACGGCCACGGCCGACGAGGACGACGAGAACAAGCTGAAGGGCGAAGGCAAGGCCGGCGCCCAGCAGCCGGACGCTGATGCGCTGGAGGCCCTGCTGGCCACCGGCCGCGATGAGTCCCTGAAGGGCATGGCCGCGCTGACCGCGTGGTGGGGCTCGCTGAACGCCCGGCAACGCGCCGACCTGAGCCCCGACTTCCCCGGCCTGCGCAAGGCCGCCCAGGCCGCCGATCAGCAGGGGGGTGCCAAGTGAGCAACCTCATTGTTCGCTGCAGCAGCATCGGCCGGCTGATGGCCGCGCCGACGAGCGCTGACCTTGACCCGGCCTTGGTGGACGACGAGGTGCGCCGCATCCTGGCGCTGAAGAAGCGCACCGACGAGGAAACCTCGGTGCTGGACGAGGTGCGCCGCAAGAGCCTGAGCGCTGGCGGCAAGACGCACGTTCGGGAACTGGTGCGCGAAGCGGTGTACGGCTTTGAGCCGGCCGAGATCGCCACGCGGCCCATCCTGAAGGGCAGGGCGGTTGAGCAGGCCTGCATCGAGATGCTGGCCCGCCTGACCGGCCGCCCGCTGGTGAAGAACACCGAGCGCCGCACCAATGGCCTGATCTCGGGCGAGTGCGACATCTTCGACGCCCCGCTGCGCCACGGCCGCGACGTGAAGGCCCCGTACAGCATGGAGAGCATGCCGATCGTGCTGGCCGACTGCTACGACAGTGGCTACGAGTGGCAGATGCAGGGCTATGAAATCCTGTGGGACGCCGACACCTGGAGCGTGGACTACGTGCTGGTGGACACGCCCGAGGAACTGATCGGGCTGGAGCCGGCGGCGCTGCACTACGTGAGCCACATCCCCGAGGCGCTGCGCTGGACGACGTGGACCGTCAAGCGCGACCGCGCGCTGCAGTCGCTGATCGAGGACAAGGTGCTGGCTGCGCGCCGGTACTACCGCCAGGTGCTCAACGAGTTCGACAGAACCCACGGAGTGCGCACTGACAAAACCGACGAAACCCCTATTTCGTCAGTTTCGTCAGTTGCCCCCGAGGGGGTTCCCGACAAATCGCGCCCCGACATGGACGCCCCCTGGGACTTGCCCACGGCGCCCGTGGAGCGCCCGCGCGCTGCGCTGGCACCGGCTGACTTCTGACCCTTCCCCAACGCCAGAAAGGCACCTATGAGCGACAAACCCGACACCACCCGCGCCGCCACCAACGTCCCCGAGTTCTTCGGCGAATTGGACGGCGGCCAGTTCGAGCACATGACTTCCGTTGCCCTGTCCGAAGTGGCCGCGGCGGTGGTCGACCGCGAGAAGAAGGGCGAGGTGACGATCACCATGAAGTTCGAGCACATCAAGGGCACGCCCCAGGTGCGCATCGAGCACACCACCAAGTTCACGCGCCCGACGATGAGCGGCAAGCGCAGCGAAGAAGCCAAGGGCGCCACCGTGATGCACGTCGGCCGCTACGGCAAGTTGTCGATCACGCAGGCCTCGCTGGTGCCCAAGGCCGAGCAGACCCGCATCCCCGACTGAACACCCCAACACCCGAGACACACCCATGTTCACCAAAGACGCCATCGAGAAACTGTCCGAAGCCGAAGCCATCAGCGCAGCCAACAGGGAGGTGACGGCTTCAAACGTCGTTGCCCTGCCGAGCGACTTCGAGTTGCGCGACCTGGAGGCCAAGGCCCCGCACCGCCGCCGCGCCCGCGGCACGATGACCACCAGCACGGTGGCCGACTTCGCGGGCTACACCGAAACCCACGCCGAAGACGGCGCTACCGTGTTCGTGAACCAAGACGACATGAGCGCCACGGCTGTGCTGAACCTGGGCACGCCGCTGGAGCCCGGCCATGCCGACAACCGCGCGAAGCTGCAGCCCAAGAAGACCGCCGCCTACATCGCGCTGCAGGCAGTGGCGAACGGCCGCGCCATCACCCAGCAGGCCGTGGCTGAGTTCATGGAGGACTGGCCCGGTGAACTGGAGTTCTTCAACGCGCAGTCCGACAAGTTGACCCCGAGCCAAGCCATCACGGCAGTGCGCAGGATCACCATTGAAGGCCTGAACCGCGTGGAGAGCGCCACGCAGCAGTTGAGCGCCGAGCGCAGCACCTTCGAGCGCATCGAGGCCAAGGGCACGGACCTGATTCCGACCACGATCTACTTCCGCTGCTGCCCCTACGTGGACTTCGCATCGCGCCTGTTCGTGCTGCGCCTGGGCATCGTCACTGGCGCCAAAGACCCGGCCATCACGTTGCGCGTGCAGAACGCGGAGAAGCACGCCGAGGAGATGGCCGCCGAGCTCGCCAGCCTGGTGCGCGGTGCGGTGAAGGACACGCCGGTGCTGCTGGGCAGCTACAGCCCGAGCGCATGAGCGACGCGATTGAGGGCTTCCGGGCCCTTGACGACCACCGCAAGGCACTGCGCGCCAAGTACGGCGTGAACTGCCCGCAGTGCGCCGTGAAGCGGCCCCGGGCCCACCCCTCAATCCTTCTGCCGCAGCAGCGGTGCCGTGTGGACGGCTACCGCGACCCGCGGCCGGAGCTCACGAACGAACAGTGGAGCAGCACATGAAGATGGCAAAGGCCAGCGAGGCCGACATGCAGATGGCATCAGAGCTTGCCAACGCGCTTGAAGCACTGAGCAGCCGCTGGGGCGCGACGATGCCGGAAAAGATCGACAGGGCCGCGCCTGACGCCAATGAAGCCTTTTCCGTCGATGACCCTGACCACTGCCGCCGGGTGTGCGAATACCTCATCGCGCTGACGCGCAGCGCCTCCCTGTGCCGCGTGGTGTGGGGCATGGACGTGCTGCTGGACCCGCGCAACAAGATCGTGGACCCCGACGCTGACACCCTGGAGCACCACCCGGAAACGGTTGCCTGCAGGGCTGCCACCCTGCCAAAGCCGCTGGCCGACTGGGACGAAGACAAGGGCGCCGTGCTGTGGTGGAGGTTCCCGGTCGAGGAACCACCGTACTGCGGGCACCCCAACTGCGACGACTGGCCCGGCTATCACACGCACTGGACGCCGCTGATCGTGCCTGACGCGCCGGCCGCCGCCAAAACAACCCAGATCACCGAGGACACCCATGCTTGACTTCCCCAACATCGAAGCCCCGGCCGCCGCGCCGGCCCCGCGCACCGAGGTTGCCACCGCCGCAGCCCAGGCCCTGGACCTTGCCAAGATCGACCTGGCCGCCGTGGTGCGCCAGCAGTTCGGCGACTGGCGCGCGGCCACGGCCCAGCTGAAGGCCGACAACGCCAAGACCGTGCTGGACCTGACCACGCAGAGCCGGGTGGACGAAGCCCGGTCCCTGCGCGAGCGCACGATCAACAAGCCCATCGCCGAAGCCCGCAAGACCTGCAAGGCGCTGAAATCGACCCTGGCCAGCGCAAGCAAGGTGGCCGGCGACGAGGTGGACGCCCTGGTGCTGGCCTACGAGGAAGCCGCGGCGCCCATCACCAAGCAGATTGACGAGGCGCAGGCCCGGTTCGACGCTGCCAAGGCCGAGAAAGAGCGCCTGGAGCGCGAGGCCCAGGAGCGCCACGCCGCGCGCCTGCAGGTGATCGCCGGCTACCTGCTGCGCTGCCAAGAGGTGGGCATGACGGCTGAGCGCATCGCCCTCGGCATCAAGACCTTGGCCGACAGCGACGTGAGCGACACCGACGCCGCCCGAGCCGAAGCGCTGGCCGGCGCCAAGGCACGCGCGCTGGAGCAGATGGGCACGCTGCACGCCCAGGCCGTGGCCCGGGAAGCCGAGGCAGCGCGGCAGGAGGCCATCCGCGTGGAGAACGAGCGCCGGGCCGCCGAGCTTGCCGAGCAGGAGCGCCGCATTGCCGCCGAAGCCGCCGCCATCCGCAAGGCCGCCGAGGAACTGGCCGCGCGTGAGGCCGCGGCACGGGCTGCGGAGGCCGCTGCCAAGCAAGCCGAGAACGACCGGCTGGCCGCCTTGGACCTGAAGCGCGCCGCCGAGCTTCAAGCGGAGTTCGAGGCCAGCTGCGCAGCCGCCACGGCGCGCGAGAAGGCCGCCCAAGAGCGCTACATCGAAGACCGCCAAGCCGACCCGATCCGCGCCGACGACCCCGACGCTGCCCCGCACACCACGGCAGCCGAGATGGGCGGCGACCGCGCCGACCCGGGCGAGGCCGTGGGGCTGGCCGAGGTGAACCCGGAGCCGGCAACTGTCAAGGAATCCTTGACAGCTGAGCCCACGCCCGCCGACACCCTGCGCGCCCTGGCCGCCGAAGCCCGCGCGAGCCGCGTCCCCACGAACCCCAAGATGGGCCCGGAGTGGTGGGCCCGCTGGTTCGCCGCCGTCGATGCGCTGGAGGTGGCGTGATGGGCCTGCGCTGCACCAAATGCGGCCGGCGCGGGCACGTCATGGAGCGCTGCACCGTTGACCTGCAAGCCGCCGCCCGCGAAGCTTGCGCGGCCATCCTGCGGGTCGCGCGTCAGTACCCGCAGGGGATTGAGCGCCGCACGCTGCTGGACGAGGCCGGCATCAAGCATGACCGGGGATTCAAGATTCTCATAGCCCTGCGCAAATCGGGCGAGGTGGTCAAGCGGCAGACCGTAGACCGGCAGACGCTGTTCACCGCAGCCGAGCACGAAGCCGAGATGCTGGCCCATGTGGAGGCAGCAGCGAAGACCGCAGCAAACAAGGCCCCCGGCCGCCAGTGGCCCGAGGGCAACACATGGACCCCGCCAGCGCCGCGAATCCCCAGCGTGTGGCACCTGGCGCAGATGGCCGCCAACGAAGATCGGAGGGCTGCATGAGCATCAAAGCACTGCGCGAGGCGCTGGCTGCGCCCGACAACTGGTTTGCGCGCGCGACATGGACACCGGCCGACTTTGACGATGCAGGCTACAGCGCTGCGCCGCGCGCCTACATCGCCGCAGCCTGCACCGCCGCCCCGGCTCTGCTGGCACGGTGCGATGAGCTGGCGGAGGCCGCACGGCAGGCGCTGGAGGCGCTTGAAGACGCACGCCACCACATGAGCGCATCGGGCGCATTCACTGAGATTCAACTGGCCGCGCAAGACGCACTGCGCGTCGCCCTCAACAGCACACAGGAGAGCGCCAAGTGAGCACACCACGCGACGACCGCCCCGCATACATGGCCGCCATGCTGAGCGGCAACCACGTTCAGGCGCTGGCGATCGAGCGCCGCCACGGCTTGGACGGTTACCCGCCCGACCTGGTGAGCGTGGGCCTCAAGGCTGCTGCTGAAGGCCGCGATGCGCTGGAAGCCGTCGAAGCCCACATTGAGGAGAGCGCATCATGAGCACCAAGACCGAGGCCGGGCCGGTGGCGCCGGTTTGCTATTGCCCTCCTGAGCTGCTGCTGAAGCTAGACGACGAGGATTATCGCGCTGGATGGATGGCGCGCGTGAAAAGCGCGCCGAATGCCGTGTTCAGCGTCCCCCTCTACGCCCACCCGCCCGCACAAGAGCATCCCAACCTAGCGTGCAAGTCAGTGCAAAAGCGCCTTGCTACGCAGTGGGGCTACGTGCCCGCACAAGAGCAGCCGGCGCCCGGTGGAATGCCGAACGGCTACGAGGCCATGACTACCTGCTACAAGCGGTACGTCTCGCCTGCGCAGTACGCCGCCTTCTCGCCCGGGGTGCAGAAGTGGTATCGGCCTTTCTGGACTGCCACCCACCCCACGCCAGCCGAGCGCGCAGAGCAGCCACAAGCCGAGCAGGAACTGCGCGAGCTGCTGGCTGTGCGTGTGGCCGGTGCGCTGCTGTACGCCGACGATGGCGAATTGCAGGACG